ACAGTCAGCACATTGGATGATTGCGTTCCTGTCCGTTGAGACAGGGATTCCACCATCGGTGTTGCTGGCTGAGTCACCAAGAATGCTCTACACGATGTTCGGTTATTTGCGTTGGAGAGCCGTTCATCTGAACAGGTAGTCTCGCTGTATGGCGTTTCAAGGTATTCCACTCGGTCGTGCCGGTGGGGTTAGCATCGCCCCAGGTGGCGGTGCCGCAGGTGATACACCGATCAAGCTTGAAGGCCTGACGGAGTTCCTTCGCAAAGCGGCTAAGGCTGACGACAGGTTCAATACCGAGATTCGCAAGGCGTCGGTGCAGGTTGCCGAGTTGCTGGTTGTGGCAGCCAAGTTGGAGGCTGGGTCGGTAAGTCGAAGCAGTCAGGCATCTGAGGTGATGAAGGGGATGCGAGCGAAGTCGGATCGTATTCCTACAGTCAGGCTGTCTGAAAAGACTGGGTTCGTTTCCAAGTCTCGTCCGAACCGTATCCGTAAGCGGAAGGTGACTCGGGGTGACGTGTTCTTTGGTGCCGAGTTCGGTGGCGGTGCTAGACCCACCACCCGCCAATTCCTTCGGCATCGAGGCAGATCGGGCTACTTCTTCTGGCCTACCGTCCGCAAGATGAAGGACAAGATCGCCCAAGACTATCTGGCTGCGATAGATAGGGTTCTCAGGACTCTCGCCGATTAGTTGACTTCCCCTGCCGGTTGGCTAGGGTGGGGGTGAGGAGGGCTTGGTATGGCGGTTTGGTTTAGTTCGGTGAAGGCGGTTCAGCCTCAGCCGTTGGCGTCGTCCTGGTCGCAGCTCAAAGAGTTGCTGTTGTTCCATGAGGAGAATGAGGTGAAGTCGGCTGGGGCGTTGTGGTCGCCTGTCACCTATTACGAGAACACGACTCGCGGGAACAGGAATGTTCGGTTTGTGGAGTCGCTGGTGGTGGACTTGGATGGTTCGTCGTTTGAGTCGGCTCGGTTGGATGGGTTGGAGTGGTTTGCGTATTCGACGTATTCGCATCGGTTGGATGATCCGCACTATCACTTGGTTCTGCCGTTGGCTGAGCGTGTGCCTGCTGGGTTGTGGCGGGCGGTGTGGTTGGAGATGGTTGAGCGTCTCAACCTTCCTGCCGACCCACAGACGAAAGACCCTGCCCGACTGTTCTATCTGCCTCAGCATGCGCCTGATGCACCGTTTGAGTTTCATGAGGGTTCGGGTGTTCTGCTTGATACGTCGTTTGATTGGGATGAGGTTCATTCGTCTCGACCTGTGGTGCGTCAGGCTAGGAATCCTCGGAAGGTTCGGGCTGGTGCGGAGATGTTGTCGGAGGGTTGGTGGGCTTCTGCTGATGTGTCGTGTTGGGCTGGGTTGGAGGGCAAGGAGTTGTATCGGGTGATGCTTGCTGAGTGGGAAAGCCTGTATTCGCAGTTGAAGTAGAATCGGCGCGTGGCTGGTGCGCGTACATTCGTTGTTCGGTTCGTCTCTGATACCGACAAGGCTCTCGATGGGTTCAAGAAGCTCAATAACGGGCTGGCTGGGGTTGGCAATAGTGGCACGGTCGTTAGCCGGTCGTTCAAGGACATGTTCACGGGGGCTGCGGTTGCGACGGCTGGGGTGTCGGCTGCGGTGGTGGGGGTTGCTGGTGCGTTGTACAAGGCGACGCAGGCGGCGGCTGAGGATCAGAAGAGTCAGGCGTTGTTGGCCGATCAGTTGCAGAAGACGGTCGGTGCTTCGGATCAACTGATTGCTTCGACTGAGCGGTTGATTGCTCAGCAACAAGCATTGACCGGTATCTCGGACACCCAGTTGCGTGACGCTCTTTCGATTCTTGTTCGTGGCACAGGTGACCTGACCAAGGCACAGAATCTGCTGTCGACTGCGATGGATATCAGCACCGCCACCGGCAAGGACTTGAACAGCGTCAGCATCGCGTTGGCTAGAGGTGCGAACGGTCAGTTCACCGCACTCACCAGGCTCGGCATCCCGATTGATGAGAACACGAAGAAGTCAAAAGATTTCAATCAGGTTCTTCGTGATCTGAACAAGCAGTTCGGTGGTGCTGCTGGAACGGCTGCTGGCACGTTTGAGGGGCAGTTGAAGATTCTGCGTGGTCAGTTCGGTGAAATAGTTGAAACTATTGGTACAGCACTTTTGCCGTATCTCCAGAAGTTCACCGATTTCATTGTGAAGAATGTGGTTCCAATCGTTCAGCGTGTGACCGATGTGATCGGCAATAAGGGGTTTGCTGCTGGTATTCAACAACTCGTATTTGAGACTGGTGGTGCTGGTGAGACAATCGTTGGCGTATTCAAGGCCATATCACTTGGAGTTGCATTCTTCGTCAACCAGGTCGCCAATGGCATTCGAGTAGCCCAAGGTCTTGCGAGAGTCATCAAAGGCGATTTCAGCGGTGCCGCAGACGCCTTCGGTTCACTTGGCAAAGATGTCATCAGTATCGACAAACTTCGATCAACCTTCGATGAACTCGCAACTGGCATCAACCATTATCAGCGGGAGGTGACGACGGCTGATCGGGCTGAGCGTCAGTTGAACGCAACCGGTGAGGCGACCATTGACACGTTCGGTGAGGGTGGTGGTGGCGGTAAGGGTGGGGTGGCTAAGACCGTCAAGACTGCGGCTGAGAAGTTGAAGATGTTGACCGAGGCTATCGACAAGTCGACGGCTGCGTCGAAGGGGTTGAAGTCGGCTGGGGAGTCTGTGGCTGATTCGCAGAAGTCGTTGGCTGATGCGACTGCTGAGCGTGAGAAGGCTCAGGCTGCGTTCAATCAGGCGGTGGCTGGGTATGGTGCGGATTCGCAGCAGGCTAAGGATGCTCAACGGAAGTTGGATGCGGCTCAGCGTGATGTGGCTCGGTCTGGGTTTAGGGTTGAGCAGGCTGTGTTTGCGGTGAAGGATGCGGAGAAGGAGTTGGCTGAGATTCGCAAAGACCCTGAATCGACTCCGCAGGCTATTCGTGAGGCTGAGATTCGTTTGGCTGAGGCGAAGTTGGCTGTGGTTGATGCGACGGATGCTCAGTATGAGGCGACGAAGGATTTGGGTGAGGCTCAACGGTTCTTGAATGAGCAGGTGTCGGGTGCGATTCCTGGGTCGGAGATGTATGAGGAGTTGGCTTCGGATTTGGCTGATGCGAAGGAACGTGAGGCCGATATGACGAAGCGTGTGGCTGAGGCTATTGATGCTCAGCGTGAAGCATTGGATGCGTACAATGAGTCGCTTCGTGTGCAGTTGGATTTGACAAGCCAGTTTCCGAAGGTGTCGGCTGGTGTGCCGAACCCGTTTGCGTCTGAGCTTGCTTCGATTCAGCAGAATCAGAACGCTGCTCGTGCTGGTATTGTCGCAGCCCCGAATCTTCAAGTGACGGTGAACGCTGGGTTGGGTGCATCAGGTCAGGAAGTCGGCGCAGAAATCTATGAATACCTGCGTCAATACGCCACAATCTCTGGTGGAATTGGAACATTCGGTTCAGCCGGACAGCTCTTCGGTAGGTAGCCGATGGCCAAGACGCTGAACTGGGGGGAAACCTTCAAGGTGCTTCTCGATGTTGGCTTCGTCGCCAACGGCTTCACCCTTGACCGATCCGAACTAGACGGCGTAGAAGTCCTTGACGGCTCAACCGACTTCGTCGACATCACCGAATACGTCCAATCCATCAACATCAACCGAGGTCGCACCAGCCAACTCGACACCTTCAACCCAGGCACCCTCTCCATCATCGCCGACGACCGAGCAGCCGACCGCTACTTCGACCCACTCAACACCGCCTCCCCCTGGTATCAAGGCGACCTCGGCATCGCCCCACGACGCCCCATCGAAATCTATGGTGGCTCAGCCGGAACCACCCCCCTCTACAAAGGCTACGTCTACGACCTCAACATCGAATACGACGAACCCAACCTCTCCACCGCAACCATCCTCGCAGTCGACGCCCTCGCCCAACTCGGACAAACCAACCTCAACGCCTTCAACCCATCCAGCCAACTCACCTCAGCCCGCGTCTCCGCCATCCTTGACCGCACCGAAGTCGCCTGGTCAACCGCCCTCCGAGACATCGACACAGGTGTCGCCACCTGCGGCACCTTCGCATACGAAGACCAAACCAACGTCCTCCAAGCACTGCAAGCCGTACAACTCGCAGAGAACGGCAGACTGTTCGCAAACCGTCTCGGCCAAGTCGAGTTCGATGCCCGCATCACCAGCACCTTCGCCACCGCAGTCGCCAACCTCGGAGGCACCGCCACCACCTCCATCCCCATCCAAGCCCTCTCCAACATCTACGGAGCAGAAACCGTCCTCAACCGAGTCTCCATCCAAATCTCAGGTGCCAGCACATCTAGCGTCGCGTCCGGCACCGCATCACAAACCGAATACGGAATCAAAAACTTCTCCCTCACCG